CAAGTGATGGAGCACCATATTACTACGGTGCGAGGACTACGCTGCTGAAATTAGTGACCCAAAAAACCTGACTACGTCAGGGAAAAATTTAGTCATCTAAATTCACTTGACGTAGCCTTTTTGTCCACAAGGGACTCACTCCCGGCCACAGGGAGATACCTTGTCCACATATAAACCACACGAACACATGCCGTGCAATCCAAATGGACTCTTTACTGCTAGCCAAGGGTATTCTGGCTATATTTAATTAGCAGGAGTGTCTATCTCCGAGTGCTTTCGCGCACCAAACGTCCCTACATAAAAGGGATTAAGCAGCCAAGGGCGGGCCGACTTCATAGTAAATGCGTGGCATTCCAGTCCACATGTATACTTGAAAATCGTCGCCAGCTGCGACATGTACATCTACCTCAGCTGCATTAGCGGTACCCTTACAAAAGACACGGAAATCGAAAGTTTCTACTCCCAATACCGCACTAGTGTAATCTACTTGCTTCCCTGGATAAAAACGTTCATCATTATAAAAAGGCATTTCAAATTCTACATTCCGATTGACAGCGCCTGATCTAAACGAATGACCGTTCATTCCCATAGTGGGGGTTTGAGTAGGGACCGTGTTGGTCTTGACGGCCTTCCGAGACCGTCTATTAGCATTAGAGGCTGCAAATGGTACCGCAGATCCAAAGTTATAGGATGCTTGCGAATCATTTGCCAGATGCGGATGTCGTTGTACATACGTGTCGCAGTAGGAAAAATCCCCGCGAGGGAGAAACTTCCAACGAATGGAGCCGCGCCAACCTTGAAAACCCATAGTCACCCAATGTAAAAGGGTAGAGTTACAATAGTTATAGTCGTCTCCAGGATCAGTTTCGTTCACTGCTCCAGGTACATACCCACGGTAATAAGGAAACATACTCCAACGTCCAAAAATAATGGCGTCGTTGCTGTCTGGAGGACCAATAATGTTCCACAAATTATACCGCTTGAGTAAAGGCCGAAAAGATTCTATAGCTTCACCAGTGTAAACCTTATTCAGGTCCGCATCATCTTGCATCCCAGGACCCAGTTCACAGTCATCCAACTGTACTGGCATATTATCCTGTTCATCTGCTACAAACGCGACATTCTCCGTGGAGGTTGGGCTCACCTCTCCAGATTGATTATCTAATGCCTGTGGGGCATCCGAAGAACGATAGAACTGGTAGTTCATGATGTCATCTACTGGTACATACACCTCAAAATCATCACCCATAGACACAAAAACATTGATCTCTATATCGTTATTTATTGTGGTATTGGGGACAGCAAGTTCATTAACGATGTATACTCCTAAAACACCGTTTCCTGGACCCTTGCTAGAGTACACAGTAGTAGAATATCCCTCTGTCAATCCGTCCAATCCTGGCAACAGATGTCGCAGTAGGGTCTTCTCTTGACCATGACCTATAGTGATACTAAAATCTGTCTTCTCTGTGATATCGATGATATGAAGATAATTCGTATTGTATTCATTACTGGCCAAAAACTCAGGGTCGTACACGAGCTTGATACGACCCTTGTGGAAATTACTCTTAACCACTTGAAACCGGAAGGTCATAGACCCAGACCAAAATTCAAAGGGCAAAGCTGCTGCTGCACAAGCAGGTAAATGGTACGCCTTACCAGGACCTGTTCCAGATTCCTTCCAAAGGACTGGACTTACTCGGCAATTCCACAACAGCGTTTCAGGAGCGTCTCCTACTCCCCACGTAAAAGAGGTCAACCAAGACTCACGCGAGGCTATGGACTTGATTGATAAAGGATCCTCGGACCCAACTCCTGCTATACGAGTATCGAGCGTCAACTCTTGCTTGTCATCTACCGTCAACTTCTCACACCCATCTGGGGTAGTCGTTGTGGCAAGACTGGATATTGCAAAAGGCTTAAAAGGCTCAGGGTCCACTGTTACGGTGGGCCTAGAATAACCAAATAGCTTAGCAATTCCTGCAGTTGTATTAGCTGCCATCTCAGTAGCAGTCGCAAAAGGAGTAAGGAATGGTACAGCCTTCAGAGCTCCGGCAACCTTCGCCACGGCTGTAGCAGGACCGGAAATCATTCCTGAGGCATTCGCTTCCTGTGTCTCATTAGGCTGAGACATGCCTGGGGCAACCTTCTTCTTAGGCCCCTTAGCTCCAGTTGTAGTAGTAGTCTGCTTCTTCTTCTTAGGCTTTGGCTTCTCACCAGCTTGTGGGTCAAGTGTGTTTTGTTCACGAGACGTAAGCACGGAGAAAGAAACATCTTCTGCCCAAGCAAAAACGGAAACGGTAACGGGGTTAGTCGCACCGTTGGCATGCTTGAGTTCATTAACCTCCCTCAAATACAATAAACCCATATCCCGCCACTCAGAGCCGGGAATATTTAGGTAATTCTTGTGAAAAAAGAAAGGTAATTCGATCTCTCCACCCTGTGAGGATGTCGGATCAATGAAGATGTGCGGCAATTGTGATGCACGAACTATATCAGCACGTATCAGTGAAGTCACGGGACTTGTTTGATTATATGCCTCCAATGGTTCATATGCAGCAATAGCACGACCATAATGAAACTGAGTTCCATTTACTACTATCTTCAAACGCATCTTACATCGCAACAGCTTATAGTTAGCTATACGATTAGCAACGCGCGGGTTTTCCCAATATGTCCGCCATGGATCGAGCACTTCTCCAAAGGTGGATGTTGTAGTCCATTGGTAAGATGCTACCTTGAGAGGACGCGAGAAGAAATTTTGTAGACTCGCATCATCAGAATCCTGGAGTGTACGAGTGGGATCGACATAGTCTTCCACATTATATTCGTACCCAGGGTCAGCATCTGTAAATTCAACGTTCTCTTCCTGCTTGTAGGGAGCACTCTGAGTAACGTCAATTTCTCCAGATTGGTTTTGCAACATTGGGGTTTCGACCGAGAAATCCATCTCTTCCGCTTGTAGGTCATGCGGTTCTCGTTGGTGATAATGATTTACATAAGTCTTATTATTACAGTTACCAGGCGATATTTATACACTTGGGGGTTCCTCCGCCTAGAGTACACCCTTGCATCAAAATTGTTTGCTGGACGAGGGCTACGCGATTACCACGCACAAATCCTATACATGTGCAAAGCCTAACTAAATATATACAAAAATGAAAACATATACAAAATTGGTATCCATATACACACAGATGTTTTTGCTTTATACACTGCCGAGTACATCAACTCGTCAGGGACACTTTAGCCTCACACCGGGAGGTTGCCAAATTAGCCCTCAAGTTGAGATGCATCAAAGGCTGAGCCGTTGAAGCTCCCGATTTGCTCGAGAACACGGCCAGTCATAAGCATCGTCACAATATGAGCCTCTGGCTGCAGAATAGCAAGTGCAAGACCATACTTTCCGAGTTGTGCCAAAGCCTTCTTGCGGTTACCCCGCATCTTAGCTTCCACTAGCACAATTACTCGTGTATCTGTCTCCAGACACATAGTCTCAAACAACGCATCAACTTCTCCAATAGTAGCAATACCGAATGTAGGGATATTAAGTCCTACACAGGACAGTCCCTTAGACTCTAATCGCGTACGGAGTTCGTTGAGTTGATGTTCCTCAGACAAGTACGGTGGTTGTATATTTTGCTGGTTATCTATGCCAGCTTGCAATTCCAACACGTCGCGCTCTCCAAAATTCTTCTCAAAAACGCGAATATCACGTAAAACACGCTTGTACGACTTGGTCTTTTCCCTGTCAGTACCTTGCATAGTTTCACGCATACACTTACGTGTTGCATACACTTCTAGTTCTGCATGAGTGGGGTCTCCTAACTCCCCGGACTGGTTATCTAGAACTACATCATACTTGTCCGCAAACTCCAAAAGCACGGACTCATAGTCTCGATCTATCATAGAGCACATGTGCTCCAATCCAGTCTTTGTTGCCACCTCACGCATTTGTGCACGTCGTGTTTCATAATGGTTTTCACCATATGCGAACCACTCGCGCAACGCTCCATCAATATTCATTGCTGCCACCTCTTCAGGCGAAATAGCTGATGAATGCAAAACGGAATGTAGTGACTTGAAGATTGAGTTTTCGTCCAATGCACCAAAGTACATATTGACACGCGGATTCCATACGTTCTTTCGCTTCAGGAAATCTGCATCCTCATCCTTCATGTAGGCAACAGGAGTGGAGGTCTTGTCAGGCATAGTAAACTTCATGTCATGCTTTGCCAAGAACTCCGCATATGAAATATGATTGAACTCATCCCATCCCTTCTTGACAGACGACTTTGCATCGTCGCCATAGGTAATGAGAGCACACACATCACGGAATGTAATTCCGCAAGTCTTTCGCTTACCGCAAATGTCAAACCAGGCACAGCGGAAAAGCAAAGAGTTAACAATCGAATTAACATATGCTGTGAGATTTTGCCCCGAAGGGTGTGATCCCACGTGGCCTACCAAATCTCCATTGTAGGCCATGGTGGCATATGCAACCTCATTGGCAACACACGCCATGATTTGAAGGTCATCCTCAGTATAATTACCAGAAGACTTAGCGATATCAATTAGCACACGGAATGCCGCCTTAATCAATTGGGCAGGCATCCGTAAATCGTACTTAGAATAATCGCCAGCTAGGATGCGATCCGTTCCATACATCGTTACGAAATCACGCATCTGGTTCCATTCAGGTCCCGTGGCATTTACACCCACGGCGCACTCTGATACAAGAGGATACATCGACAAAAGCCGAGCAATAGGTAGGAAATATTCCCTAATCATTAATTGCAAGGCGATAGGTGCAGCTTGGAAAACACGTACCTTATCCTTATCCAGAGGAGTAGGTTCGTCCTTCAAGCATGCCTTAAAGATGGGATGGCAAGCCTTCCCTTGTCGATAATTGGCCTTCATCTTGTCCACTTCCTCCCAAAACATATTATCCAACTCCAGTGGGTAATTATGTTCTGGATATTCGTCAGGATTCAACTGGGTTAAATAATCTGACTTTGGTCCAGAGAGAGGGAAACCGATTGAAGTATTCGGCTTCATCTTATCAATAAAACGTACACCATCTCGACCAGAGACTACTTCAAGCCTGGTCAATGGGCGGATTTCATCCCGCAATTCTGATGACGATTCAACTAATCGGATAAGTGGTTCCTTGTAATCCTTCATTGCAGCTTGAAGTAATTCAACCTCAACTCCAACTGAAGGCTTGGACGAATGTTCCAAAGAAGCCTGCCATGGCTTCCACGAGTGGAACTTGGGCTTACCCCACTTACAGGGAACACCACACACTTCCTCCACTACTGTAGAGATAGGTGTCTTAGTTACCTGCGAGTGAGTCTTACCTCGTCCAATGACTGTGCCGTATACATTCAGAACATTATCTTCTGGCAAAAACCGTGTGGGGGACTTATCGTCAACGGTCTCACCAAGATAGAAAACCTTTCCATATTGTTCTGTCAATATTTCACCACGCGATGGTGTTTGCAAAACTGCTTGCTTAGCTAGAAGCTTCTTCTCCGCGTCTAGTAGCATTTGCGTGGTGAGGCGAACGGCACCTCCCTTCTTACCTAGGCCTCCTAAGTGCAATCCAATAACTTGTCGCGAAACAGTATCAGATATTAGGGGGGCCATACACAATCCATTAAAAGTACCCTCAGCTACTTCATAGGAATAACCGTCGAAGGCGCCAACCTTATTTACGACGGTTCCCTTATTAGCATATATCTTGAATTCCTTCAAATCGCCTTCTGGCGACCGATATAGCATTACAGCTGGGGTTGAACGGTGGTATTCAGGTGAAATGAGTTCAGTCAAATCGGGAAAAATCTGAACATTATCAAACTGGATCATATACAAGTCCTTATCAACCTGCACGGAGGAATACTCCTTGTGCAGATGAGACGAATACTTAGTTCCATTAATATTCTTCTTCCCGTAACGCCACAATGTTCCCATCGCGGCATCATCTCGCCAAATGTGTGACGGTACTAAAAGATAAGTTCCCTTCCATGCAAACGCGTTTGTGAAGCGCGTAGACACTGAATCTTCAATCTCAAAATAAGTCACATTGGGTGACACTGCATTGATGGCATGTGTCATGTTGTGCAAACAAGCTGCACGTTGAGTCGAAACTGGTCGCTCAATATGCAAACCTGCCCAGGGTGACACCTCCTCATCTCGTGCCTTTATGTCAGCATAAGATGCAGGTGAAAGATTTCCCTGATTGTCCAGAGCACGAGATGCGCGCCAAGCACGCACAATCAAGTACAACACTCCCATAGCTGTGCCAGCACAGGCAATGGTCTTAACGTGATTGTCTCGAATATTGCGAAAAAGCTCAGGCATTGCGCCATTCATATCTCGTAATTCCATGATAAGATCTCGCTTACGTCGAATCAATACCCTAAGGTACGCCCACGTAGCGAAAATGACAACAACCCATCCAGCAAATATAGACCAAATTGTGGTAATAAAACCAAGTAGCAATCCGCCACGCCAGGCGTTGAAAGCTTCAATAGTCTCATTCCACAAAATGTTGCGCTTCCAGAACGCTAACCAGGCATCGAAATAACGATTGTCAAACAAATATTCTGGTACATAATTGGTCCATTGTAACCAACGAGAATTATAAATTCTAGCCTCTGATAGAATCTCCCGCACACGGCGGCGCAGATCTTCAAAGGATTGATTATTCAACTCGCACTTGTCACACTTGCAATCAGTGATTGGTACGTCGCATATTTCACAGAATCGCAACTTATCTCCAAGATTAGCTCCGAACTCAACTACGCGCTTTTGCGACGCGAAGTGAATCCTAGAGTCCTTAATGAGATAGTCAACAAACTCTGGCAATGACAACTTGGCGTGAAACTTCACATATGTCTTCTCAATCGTGATATCGGGTACATATACATTAATGTCCCAAAGATCGGGAATGGGCGGGAGTTGCCCTCCATAGTGTTCAATAGCCTTCTTTGAATCTAAACGTCCATCGGGTAATGCAAAGTCAGACTTCACAAATACTTGTGCATGAACATTAAAACGCCGCACCGCTGCTGCAGCTGACGCCGTAAATTGTCCAGCAACCCGATTCGCTTCAAGGTTGGAATTAGCCACCAAACAGGCTGGATTCTTGGGTATCTTACCCTTGAGATCAGCCTCTGGCATATTCGCATAAGCAGGTACGTTGTTCACGAATTCAAAGATCTTCTCTACGGGAGACTTTTGGGCAAAGTTAGGTAACGTTTGACCAAAGTCATCAATATTCACGCCATTGATATAACCCCGGTATGTAGGTTCGAAACGGTCAGCCTCGTTGAGCGTTATTATACGCTCATCAGAGGAATCAAAACCGTTGGCATTCAGTACAATCCGCATTACTACGGCCGAAACTGTAGACTTACCTATACCAGGAGTTCCGTAGATGTATGCACCATAAGGTGCTTCGCGCAACTTTCCATCGCATCGCACTGCGATAAAGTCTGCACGAGCCGCGCGCAAGCGCATTAACTTTGAATGAATGACTCCCTTATCAAACGACCCTTCGGCCGCATGATAGAGGTTCTCATATCGATCAATTGCCTTATTCAGACGCAAGTCGAAATCATTCTCAGTCACTCCCTTCTTCGATTCCATTGTTCCAGTCTTCATGAAAGGAACCAAGTCCATAATCTCGAAATATTCCTTGTCGAGTTGACGGGCTTCGTCATTGGAAAAGATAAAAGGGCGAAGTGAACCTTCAACGAAGCACTTGTAGCCCCCCTCAACGAAATAGAGTACGGTGTCAACCGTAGCCTCCATAAAATCGAGAGCTGTTAAGTGCTTCTTGTAAGCGGGAATCGAAAAAATTCGTATCCCATTGACATCAAACTTCAAAGAAGCCAAATCACAAAGTCCCAAGGCTGCTGCCATAGACAAAAGTGTTGAGACTTGCTTGAAAGCTGAATTACCAACGGCTGACTTCCAATCTGAACGCAAGGTCTTAATTGCCTTGAGCCAGAATGGGAGCGGTTCGTCATCGGACATTTCTGCCGATTGGTTATTCAAAATATCAATATCGAGAAGTTCCTTCACAAAGTCCGCAATTGCATAGATGTTTTGTGCAGAACAGCGCTTTTCAAAGTACAAGTACAGAGTAGCGACTGCTGAGCGCTTTGTTGAACAGTCATACAAGGAAGTAAACAAGGCTGTCAGAGCCAAAGTTTCCTTGACGACTACATCCATCAATTCATTTCGGACATCCGGAAGATTATTCAAGAGATAACTGGTCACGCCAGCCTGATTCTCGAGAATATCGTGTATTTCCCGGACATGTTCCTTCTTGTTCCGACTTGCTGTCGGATTTTGAGATGAAGGAGCCTCCTTTTGCTGGGAGGACTTTGGGTGCTTTTGCTTATTATTCTTTCGGCGACGATACGTATCGCGACGCATTTGCTTTTCAGAATAGTGAGTGTCAGCGTTTGAATTTGGTGAGTCTGTAACGAAATGTTATACGGGTAGCAGAAGGGCTATTAACCCACACCTACCCGGTGGTTGGACTAATCCTATAAAGGACTAAACTTCGATGTTATCACCCCCTCGCAAACCTTAAAGGGGGCGCATCACAGCACACGCAGGACAAATAGGGTCCATATACAGTCTTTTTAAAGAGCATATACTTCCTAAGTTGCTATACAACTGCGTGCTGGTCAGAGAAACAATAATCTCACTCCGAGCCTCTCGAATGCATAAGATGCATTTTCACTGCTCCAAGTCGTGCTTCACTCTACCTGTGGTCCTGTGCCACAGATACCATCCAGCCAATATTAATAGGCCCCGAGGATGGGAGTTCAGCTCGGATCTAGAGAAAATAGTCCTGTTGACAGCTGGTGCTTAGACTGTCCTAAGCTGTCCACGTTGATTACGCGGGATTAAATCTGTGTGATTCTCTACCTGAATAGAGCCACTGATTAGTATGGTTAGCCATGCTTAGCATTTCCCAAATTTCGTATGGGCAAGTAACGTAACTGTTTAGATTATTTCCACAGTAGTTAATACTGGTTGTTCTAAATACAAATGAGGATTGAACAGTTCCTCATTGGGTCCTTACAATCCGGACCACTAACGACCACTTTTTGGTGAGTAAGTGTCGTAGGTTACTCCTGTTTGTTTCCTTTATACGCCTATAAAGGCACGGGTTAGGCCATACAATTGGCCAATACCGTCGTTTTGACTTTTCAATACCAGTAACTTATTTTTATAGGTTTTTCTTACTGGTTTTCTAATTTACAAAATAATATACAAAACAAATAGGGTTGTTCCCAGGGTAGCTAAGCCTGAGTTACTCTGTTAAAAATTTTTGAGGTAAATAGTATGTATTCCAATGTTACATAAATTTCTTGTTATATTGAAGTTGAAAGGATAAGGGGCGAACCCCAATATCCAAACAATTTCACAAAAAGTTTACATACCAAGGTTTGCCGAACTACAAACCAAAGAATTTACGAGATGTCAACGCCTTGCAAATTGAACTGATAGATTTAGTAACTGCAATCCGAACGTTCAAGCACTCTCCGTCCACCACACTGCATCCGCCATGATTTTCACCACAACGTCCTCTGCAAAGGGCATACGGGAGCGAATTCTGGTGTCC